CACCAGGGGGCCAAGGTATAACGGATGGTTTTGGGGAACCCAACTGGCAGGCCAGCGACAAATTTTACTTTTCCAGGCTGTTGGTACAGCAACGCCCGGCGTCGGCGACGTCCTTTTCTTGATCGAAAACGAGGACACCGCAGACGAGCAAAGCCAGTATGTCCGCATTACTAAGGTTGAGTCGACCACCCAAGATTTTACCGTAGGCAATACCACATTTACTCGTCAGATTGTCACCTTGGATATCGGCGACCCGCTGCGTGAAACCTATGGCGGCAATGAGATTTCCAACGACGACAGCCTGGAAACAAATATAAATAGCACCGTGGTTGCCGATGCCGCCGAATATTACGGCGTTATGTCATTGAGACAGCCGGTTTCTGTCAATGATGTTGCTATCAATGTCGACAGTATTTTTACCCACCTGGTGCCAAGTGCCCAGGCGGAAAGTCCGGTTGTTGACGTTTCCCTGGGCGAGGCCGGCCCGGTGAAGGAAAGCGGACAGGCGTATACCGACTATGTGCCCAGCTTTACCTTTGGCCATAACGCAACCTATTATTTCGGGCGCGGCATAAAACCCGGTAGCCTTATTATAACCGCTGGTAACGGTGACACCTACACCGACAATAAGACCGGCGTTATGTACAACGGTGCCAACCAACGGGGCACTGTGAACTATTCCACCGGCCTTGTGATATTTAAAGACATAGACGATTACACCGGCAGCCTTACCGCCCAAGCGATAATTGGCGCGGAGATATCCAGAGTTAACGATACCAAGAAGATTGAAGTTGATATAAACAACCAGGGCTACACCTTTACCACTATTCTGGACCCGCTCCCCACCCCAAAAACACTCATTGTCGACTATATGAGCCAGGGCAAATGGTATCGGTTGCGCGATAACGGCAAAGGCGAAATATTGCCAGATATCGAAAAGACCGGCAGCGGCACCCTGAACCTGTCATCCGGCAGCGTGGCTCTTACATGCGGTGCCCTGCCCGATGTTGACACCAGCATCATATTTTATTGGGGCAACCCCCTGGAGGTTGAAGATATTTCCGGCACTGTCAGTATTGATGTGCCGCAGATCGTACACACCCTGGCCGAATCGCCGGTAAAGCCAGGCAGCATAACAGTCACATGGCAAACTGGGGCGGGCACCGCTACCGCCACCGACGACGGCAGCGGCAACCTTTCCGGTGATGTCGTCGGGGGCACCGTCAATTATGCCGATGGCACGGTGATTTTCACCCCTACCGCCATCCCGGCAGCCGGGGCGGATTATACCTTTGATTATGACAAATACCCTTTTTCATCTGAAAGTACCGCCCCCACCGACCATGGCGCCGGTATTTACCAAGTTGAATTGACTGCCGGGCCCATTGAACCCGGCAGCGTTGCCTTTCAAATGAATATTAATTTTGGCATACACAGCCAGATATACAAGTTTACCGACCATGGCAACGGCACCATGAGTGCCCCAGGTTTCACCCTGGATACATCCATCACTCACCCGGAATATGAGGGCGGCGTTGAGGTTGGCGGACTGTCCGCCTCCGTGGATTATGTAACCAGCATTATACAAATTGACATTGGCAGTTTAAGCGGGATAGATAAATGGAGCCGCCCTGTCTATGGATATGATTTGGGATATGATTTTTAAGGGGAATTTATGTCGACAACGACCGTAGTAGTCAGACCATCTATTACCAAATATGCCGAGGAAAGCCAGGCGTTAAACTGGACCGACGCCAGCGGCGGCACCGCCTTTTGCAATTATTCCCTGGACACCCCGGCCCAGCAAACCGCCCAGGAGGTGGTCGCGGCCCAGCCTTTTGAAATTGATCTAACGCCCAACCTGGACACAAAAACCATAGTGCCTGGCAGCGTTTCTTTTTCATGGGGCGGCAATCGCTACGTTGACCGGCTAGGAAAGCTCTACAAAAACCCAAAACCGGCAACCGGCGTCGGCGTCGAGGCGGGCAGCATTGACTATACCACCGGCAAAGTGCAGCTGAACAACTACGACAGCGGCGACAACACCATTACCATTCATTCTTTGTTGTCCCGTTCGGGTCGCCAGTTTATTGCATACGGCGTTTTTCGCACACCAGGGGCCCCGCTCAGGCCGGGCAGCCTGACAATACAGGGCGCGGCAGCGGACGGCACCGCTATTACCGTAACCGCCGCCTTTGACGGCACAATCGACGAGCCGGGCGTCCAGGGCTACATTAACGTTGATACCGGCGTGGCCTGGCTGGCCTTTGGCGATTATGTCACCGCAGCTGGCAACGAATCCGAGCCCTGGTACAGCGAAGACACCCTTGACGGCGCCGGCAATGTCTGGAAACCAAACCCGGTTTTTGCCGACACCTTCACCTATACTTGTGTCGTTTATAGTTATATTCCGTTGGATGCCGATTTGATCGGCCTGGACCCCGTGCGGCTGCCGACCGACGGCCGGGTCCCGATTGTCCGTAGCGGCAACGTTGCGGTAATACACAACACTCAAACCTTGCAGCTTGCCCCCGGGCTGGCGGCCGGGCAGGAAATAACCTTTTTCCGGCCTGGTATCAACTCTGTACGGCTCTATGATGCAGAGGGCGTCTATGTGCCAACCACCTATTACAGCTTTGACGAGGATACACAAATTTTAACGATGGCGGATCCGCTGGACCTGTCCGGCTTTACAGAGCCGCTCATTGCAAACCATCGCGTAGAAGATATGGCCCTGGTCAATGATGTGCAGATTAACGGCCAGCTGAACCTAGCAAGGGGCGTTTCCCACGATTACCCGACAGATGGAACCTATGTTTCAAGCGCCATGCTCTATGGCGATCTGCAAGCCCGCGTATACAACCTCTTTGACCAAAAAACATGGTCTAACGATTGGAGCGACGACATGGTCGGCGACGCCGCCACCGGCACTTACAACGACCTTGATTTTCCACCGATTATTACCAACAAGGGGGCGGTTAAAGAACGTTGGGCCCTGGTCTTTGACGACGCGGGCAGCCATGTGCAAGTTATTGGAGAAAAATACGGCGTAGTGCATGACGGCTATATTTCCCAAGATATCGAGCCTATAAACCCGGCAACCGGCCAGGCATTTTGGAAACTGGCTTATGAGGGCTGGGGCGCGGGCTGGTCTAATAACAATGTATTGCGCTTTAATACCGAGGCCGCCGACGGCGGATTTTGGATTGCAAGAACGACACTACAGGGACCGGAAACCGAACCATACGACGAATTTACAATACAACCGAGGGGAGATAGCGAATAATGGCACCACCAACAGTTTACCGATGGGATGATGATAATGCACCGGTTTTGGCTATCAATGATTCTGACACTTCGGCTCTTGTCGAAATTGTTAAAGCATGTCTAGTTGACGGTTACGGCTCAAAGATGCCACCGGGGGCAGGATACAGCTTGGAATTTGAAAACGCAGACGGCACTGCTATTGCTATAAAAAGCCAATCTCCAGATAGCAACGGGTTCTATTATTCAGTAGCTACAGAGCAAGCTCTGTACGAAGACCCTTTAAAAGATGAACACATTAACATAATCAATATGTACGAAAACATGACTGATGCGATCTCAGGCATAAACAGCACGTATCCAGGGCGTTTGTTTGCGTGTTTTGACGACGACTCCTCATATTATGACGAGCCTATTGCCTGGGTTTTAGTTGCAGATGATAGAGCCTTTTACTTATTTTTGTACATCGAAGGAGACTGGAAGCTATCTGAAAATCCTGATTTTGACTATATAACAGCTTACAGCAATGGATTTTTTGGCGATTTCAACACAATCAGCCCTGATCCATGGTCTTCTCTTGTGTGGGGTTATTCGACCCTGGGAAACAGAGGTAGCAGGTTTGGGATGCTCGATGAGTATCGCAATAGTATGAGTGGCGCACAGGTAAAACGTAGCCGAGGTGGGCTAGATCTTGACGGACATGACGTCTCGATATATCACGGCGGAGGCCCTTTTTGGGCAGAAGACGGCATGGGGCACTCTAGTGATAGCGACAAGACCACGCCATTTGGTGAAGGTGAACCTACTTTTATTACACGACCAATGCTTAGTGATACTACCGACCCAAAAAATTTTAGAGGGTATATTCCGGGGTTATACTATCCGTGCCACAATCGGCCATATAAAAACTTAGAGCAAGTAACGGTTGCTGATAAGACGTTTTTAGCAGTTAGAATACGTTTTTATCCGTACGATGATGGGCAGGTCTTGATTGATTTAGGCGATTGGCGAGCATAAAAAGGAGATAAGACATGGCGACATATAATGAGATAATAGTTAGTGATGATCTCTTGATCGGGAACGACACGCCTTACAAACCAGCTCATAGACATTCGCTGGCAGGCACTGTCTCAGTCAATGGCTCACCGTCAAAAAAGCGCATTGTCGTGATTAATCGTATCACGATGGAATACTTCGCTGTTACTGACTCAGATGCACAAACTGGGATGTGGGAAATCACTCATTTGCCAGAGTATGACGAGCGATCATTGCTAGTGCTGGCATTTGATGACGCAGGCGAGTTCAACGCCGAGATAGCAGACTTCGTTTCTCAAGTTGCCACGGCGTAATGTCATATGATCCCGGCACAAACATTCTCTTTTCATTTCGAGTGGTCTATGAGCCGCCTAAAGGAAATGCTATTGAGTTTCGTCTGGGCGACTTCTCGCAGGTCTGCGAGATGTTTCTCCCGGCAGTCGGGGAGGTTGATTTCAGTCTTGCAACGCTTCTGCCTGTTTCGCTTGATTTTGCTTTTAACGAGAAGTGCTACCCGGATAATCAGCAGGAACAGATCATTCCAAAATGTGAAGAGATCAAGATCTATGTCGCCCCGGTCGGCCTGGTCGATTTCGACTTCTTCAAGCCGTATGACTGGCCGAGCGGCACGGTTGATTTCGATCTGGCCGACTGCCTTGGCGATGATCCACCGGAGCCTCCCCCGCCATGGTATGTCATCCCGGCAAATATCAGCCAGGATTTTGCCGTCGGTTTCAAAACTGGCCAGGTTGCAGACACCCAAAAACGCAGCCGATGGAAAGACGCCACATATATCGAGCCGGAATATCGAGCCGGTTGGGGCCAGGGCGAAGTTGTAGACCGGCTGGTTAAATCCGGATTTATTGGACTGCCAGCACTTTACCGTGAAAACCGGGTTGCTTTTGACAGACTGTTACGCAGCGAAAACGACATTTTTGCAGCGTGGCACAATCTCGAAGGCAATGACAGCAACGAAAAGCGCAGCATCTGGGACAGCACTACGGCAAAAGACGGCAAACTTAATGCTGGATACCGCGAGCCAGGGGCGAAAGATAACCATTTTGTCATCCCCTGGGGAATCACAACAAAGGAAATTGATTTTTCCTTTGTTGTGCCCTGGGCGGTGCCGCCGCCCAATGACACATTGCATACAACAAAGTGGGGCCGGGCATGGTATGAAAAGATATGCATCCGCGATTATCTGCCGCCAGCAGGCACCGCCGTGGCTTTGGATTTTGAAACGCAAATTTCAGACGTTGGCGACAAGGACCATATTCATTTCTGGTTTGATTCGCTTAGCTATGACGAGCGCTGCAACCACCGGGAGCCGTCCGGCTGGCGTGATCCCTACACCTACCGGCCGCCTCTTATCGTGCCGCAGACCCCGAACAGGAGGGCCTACACCAACATGAATAGCGCATTACTTAAAAAGGTTTCAGACAACATGCCATTGGACTTGTCCACCTTTTCTGCAAAAATAGATTTTGGCTCATGGGTGTGGGATTTTTCCGCCAGCTTGCAAACCTGGTCATCATTTGATGCGGTGGAGCCGGACGAAAACGGTTTCCAAGAGGTAGAGGCTGATATAAACGGCTATATTTTCCGGGGCATAGTTGAACGGGCAAGCGAACAGGAACAGCGGAAAACCAGCTTTGCTATTCGCGGCCGTGGCCCGGCTGCAGAACTAGCCAGGCCATATGCCCCGCAGACCAGCTACACAGAAGAGGCCGAGCGAGGTGCCAGGCAGATTATAGAAGAACGCTTGAGCGGCACAGGCTGGGCGCTTGATTGG